TCATCGGTTTGCCCGTTGACCTGCTTGTCGGCCACGCCGGCAAGACCGCATTGATGGAGGTCAAGACGCTGACCGGCAAGCGCACACCGAAGGCTGCAGGACACACGCAGCTGCAGAAGGACTTCATGCTCGACTGGAACGGCGGGACGGTTGCCACGGTGACGGACATCGAGGGCGCGCTGCGTGTTCTGGCTGCGATGGGTGAGGAGGCTGCGCTGTGATATCGCTCACCGACACCGACCGCACGGCCCTGGCCGCGCTGACGCACCGCGAGCGCGAAGTGCTGGTCTGTATGGCGCAGGGCCGGCAGGACGAGCAGATCGGCGTGTGCCTAGGCATCACGCGCAGCACGGTCAACGGGTATCTGAAGAAGATTTTCGACCGGCTGGGCGTTCGGACTCGTGTGTCGGCTGCGGTGATCGCAACTAAAGCGGGGTGGGTATGAGCGTGATCTGCAAGCCCTGCGGCCGTGGCCGGTGGAACAGCATGACGCTGGTCTACACCGGGCCGCAGCTAGCGCCGTTCACTGTTGCGGTGGGTGAGCAGTTCACGCTGGGCACGGTGGTCTGGCGGGTGTGTGAGGTCCGCCCATGACTCACGACGACACCCGCGCGCGCGTTTGCCCATGACGACCCGCGTCGATTGGCCCCGCCTGCTCAGCGACATCGCGTGGCTGATCGGCGAGTACGACTTCGCCTTCCCTGATGTCCGCACGCCGGCCGGCACGCCAAAGCTGGCCGTGTACCTGCAGCTCAGCCGCGGCGCCGTACGCAACATGCTCGACGGCACAGAGCCCCGGCACAGCGACGGCCAGCGCCTGATCGCGGTTTGGATGCGGCTGAGCGGCAAGCCGGCGGCCTATGTTCCGGTCGAACGGATCGCCAGCGTGCACCGGGGAAAGAACGCCAGCAGCTACACCTGATGGCTTGAAAGCGCCAGGGCACCAGCGCCAGCATGCGGCGGCTTACACAAGGAGCCCGCTTCATGCCCGACTTCGATATTCAGATCCCAGGCGCCGTTGAAGCGCCGGCCGCTGACGACACGCCCGTCGATCCTAAGGACGCGCGCATCGCCGAGCTGGAGACCACGGTCGCCCAACTGAATGCTGCACTGCAGGATGCCAACGAGAAGTTGCGCGCTGTGCAGACGGTGCCGAGCGCCGCGGTCCAGACGAACACCGGCCCGCGCCTGATCGGCGAGAACTGGGCTGCTAAGACATCAGCCGAAGCCCAGGCTGCTGGCGTCACGCGCCCGGTGCTGTGCTCTGACGGCTACTACGTGCCGGCCTGACGTGGCTGACCTGGCCGATATCGACTGCACGGCACTGCTGCCGGCCACGCCGACGCGCGAGCAGATCGAGCGCCTGGAGGCCTACATGCTGACGCTGGGTGCCGAGGTGGGCGAAGTCGAGCTGCCGACCTGGCACCACTTCGCCGATGGCCTGGTGGCGCGCTCGATCCTGATCAAGGCCGGGACGCTGCTGACCGGTGCAGTCCACAAGACCGAGCACCTGAACATCGCCAGCGGCGACATCACGGTGTGGACGGAGGCCGGCATGAAGCGACTCACCGGATTTGCAGTCATGGCATCGCAGCCCGGAGCCAAGCGCGTGGGTCTGGCGCACGCCGACACACACTGGACGACGGTGCACACCAACCCAGACAACTGCCGCGACATCACGACGCTGGAGGATCGGCTGCTCGACGACGCCAGCATGCTGCAGTCCAGGCGCATGCCGACGCTGCGCGCCCAGACGGTGGAGGCGCTGCAATGAGCGCTGGCATCACCGCGCTGGGCTGGGCCGCCATCGTTGGTGTGACGGCTGCGACCGTCAGCAGCGCCGATACGGCCCGCAAGGCAGGCCACGCCCAGACGGACGCCATCAACAACCAGATGGCCAGCGACGCACGAGCCACGGCTGAAGCGCAGACCGGTGCAGCGGTGGCAGCGAACGCCATGCGCGTCGGCCAGAAGCGTGCCTACCAGGCCAACACGCTGGCGCTTGGCAGCGGCGACGGCACGAAGAACGTGCTGGCTGCAGGAGCCTCGACGGCGCAGCGCCAGGCCGGCGTGCAGCCCACCGTGTCTGTGCTGGGCGGCGGAGCCCCAGTCGTCAGTGGTGGTCGCTGATGGCTGCTGAAGCGCCCGCCCTCGTTCGCCGGCTGAGCAAGCTCAAGAGCCTGCGCCAGCCGCATGAGTTCGTCTGGCGTGACTGCTTCGACCACAGTTTCCCGATCCGGGGCAGCGGCCTGCAGTCCAACACGCTGACGGCGCAGAGCGCGCTGGACCGCAAGGCCCGGCTGGTGGACAGCACGGCAACCGACGCTGGCCGCATCCTGGCCAGCAGCCTTCAGGCCGGCATGACGCCCGCCAATGCGCGCTGGTTCAACCTTGACGTGTACGGCGCCGACGATGGCGCCAAGACCTGGTTGGACAACGCGGCCGACCAGTTGCACCAGGAGATCCACAACGCCAACTTCGACAGCGAGGCCCTGGACTCGATGCTCGACGTGGTGGCCGCCGGCTGGTTCTGTATGCACGTCGACGTGGACCATGACCATGGCGGTCTGGTGTTCGACTCGTGGCCCATCGCTCAGTGCTACTTCGCCAGCACCAGGGCTGACGGCGTCATCGACACGGTGTTCCGAACCTACACGCTGACGGCTGCCCAGGCTGTGTCGTTCGCCGAAGCGCGCGGCGGCACGGTCAGTGGTGTGGTGCAGGCCAAGGCCATCACCGAGCCTGACCACACGGTCGAGATGGTGCACTGCATATTCCCGCGCACACCGCATGCAGCCGGCGCCCGCATGTCCAAGAACATGCCGATTGCTTCGGTGCATCTGGAGCTGCAGCAGCAGTCCATCGTGCTGGAGTCTGGCTACGAAGAAATGCCCGTGATCTGCCCGCGCTGGAGCCTGATACCGGACAGCGCCTACGCAGTCGGCCCGATGTTCGATGCGCTGCCCGACTGCCGCATGCTCAACGAGCTGAAGCGCATGGACCTGGCCAGCGCCGACATTGCCATCGGCGGCATGTGGATCGCCGAAGACGACGGTGTGCTGAACCCGCGCACGATCAAGGTCGGCGCGCGCAAGGTCATCGTGGCCAACAGCGTGGACAGCATGAAGGCGCTGACCACGGGTGCCAACTTCCAACTGGCTGACGAGCGCATCGCGCAACTGCAGGGCTGCATCCGCAAGCTGCTGATGGCCGACCAGCTGCAGCCGCAGGATGGCCCGGCGATGACGGCCACTGAGATCCACGCACGCATTGCGCTGATCCGCCAGCAGTTGGGACCGACCTTCGGGCGCATGCAGGCCGAGTATCTGCAGGGCCTGGTGGTGCGCTGCTTCATGCTGGCCATGCGCGCCGGCATCTTCGGCCAGCCGCCGCAGTCCATCGCCGGCCGCGGCTTCGCCGTCAAGTACATCAGCCCGCTGGCCCGAGCGCAGAAGCTCGAAGACGTCACCGCCATCCAGCAGACGCTGGGCTACGTGCTGCAGGTTGCGCCCGTGCGGCCCGACATTCTGGACAACTACGACTTCGACGAGATCGCGCGCACGCTGGCCGAAGGGCAGGGCGTGCCGATGAAGATCATCGTGGATCTGCAGCAAGTCCAGGCCCTGCGCCAGCAGCGCGCCCAGCAACAGGCCCAGGCGCAGCAGCAGGCGCACCAGCAAGAGATCCAGACCATGGCCGCAGGCGAGCAGTTCAAGGCTGCTGGCGCGCGTGCGGCTGCCGCTTGACTTCAGGAGATCACCATGCCCGGTCCACTCGTTCAAGGCACGTTCGCCACCGGTCAGAACCCGGTCAGCGGAAACGCATCGGACGTCATCGACGTGCCGTCGTCCAACACCGCCTTCTCTGCGCCGACCATGAAGCTGACCACGGTCGGCCTGGATGCGTCGAACACCATCAAGACTCAGAAGATCACGGCGCCCGGCACGGCATGGGCTGACCAGACGACCTACAACAGCGACCAGACAGCCACTGCCATCACGGTCGTGGCCGGTGAACAGTGGCGCGTCGTCGGCGTCACGCAGCAGGCGCTGAAGGACATCCGCTACAAGCTGAGCCTGGAGAGCTGATCATGAGCAACCAGAGCATTGCATCAGCCGTCCGCACGGCAACGCTGACCGGCGACGACAACAAGAAGGTGCCGGGCAATCACGGATGCATCGCCATCCTGAACGTCACGGCTGTGCCGGGCGCCGACACCGTCACGCTGAGCATCGAGGCGAAAGACCCGGTGAGCGGAACCTACTACACCGTGCTGGCTGCGGCGGCCAGGTCAACGACCGGCATCGACGTGCTGCAGGTTCAGCCCGGCGGCGTGGTCACGGCCAACGTGTCTGCCAACGCATCGCTGCCCGACGTGTACCGCGTCAAGGTCACGCACTCGGCCGGCTCCAGCTTCACCTACAGCGCCAGCATCACCGAACTGCTGTGAGCAAGGCCACGTCGCCTGAGATGTACGCCCGTGTCTTCGAGGGCCATCACGAGGGCGTGCTGATCCTGGAGGACATGACCCGCCGCTTCGGTGGCGCCTTGTTCGTCAAGGGAGGCGAAGAGGGCCGTCGCGAAACCGATTACCGACTGGGCCGGCGCGCGGTGCTCGACTTCATCCTTGGCCAGATCAACCAGGCCGGCAACGTGCCCCCACCTGACGAGCAGGAACCCGAGACATGAGCATCACCACAGCAGTCTGCGACACCTTCACCCGCGAGCTGGTCAACAGCACCATCGGGCACTTCACGACCGACACCTACAAGCTGGCGCTGATCAAGCCGTCCAGCGCCGGCACGCTGGGGCAGGCGACCACCAACTACAGCGACCTCGCGACCGACGAGGTGGCCAGCGGCGCCGGCTACACCACGGGTGGCGTGACGCTCACCGGCACCACGGCCAGCAGCTCTGGTCGGCTGTCTCTGGACTGGGCCGATGCGACCTGGGCGACGGCCACATTCAGCGCCGCAGGATGGCTGATCTACAACAGCAGCAAGAGCAATCGGGCTGTAGCGGTGGGCAGCTTCGGCGGCACGTTCACGGGTGGCGGCGGCACGTTCACGGTGCCGCTGACGAATCCGGTGCAGACGACTTGATGAGATCGAGGTAACCCGCAATGAGCATCCAGACCTGGCAAGAAACCATCGTCGCGGGCAGCGTCGACGGCCCAACCCTCACCGCTGCGGCTGCTGCATCGTGCATCCCGACGGCCTCTCGAATCATCTTGCCGAACAACTACTTCTATGTCGGCAAGATCATCAAGATCATCTTGCACGGCCGGATCAGTTGTGCGGTGACGACCCCCGGCACGGCGCGCTTCGACGTCCGCATGGGCCCATCGGGGACTATCGTGGTGTTCGACTCGGGCGCGATGAACCTGAACATCGTGGCGAAGACCACGGTGCCGTGGTTGCTGGAAATCTGGCTGACCTGCCGCGCTGTGGGCGCCACGACGACGACCAACTTCATGGGCGTCGGCAACTTCCAGTCGGAGGCCCTGGTCGGCGCTCCGGTCAACACGGCGGGCGGCAATGGTGGCCTGCTGGTCCCCGTCGGAGCACCCGCAGTCGGCACAGGCTTCGACAACACGGCGGCCAACGCGCTGGATGTGTTCTTCACGCAGACCGTTGCCACCGGCAGCATGACCGTCCACGGCTACCGTGTGGACGCGCTGAACTGACATGCCAATCGCAGTCGGCGGAAGCGCGGGTCTTCAGCGTGCTGGCGGGCCTTCGCTCGTCGCCACGCCGGGCCGTGCTGCCGGCTGGTCTGGTGGCAGTGGCGGGCCGCCGACCATGATGGGGCCAGGGGCAGGGTGCACGCCGCCAAGGCCGAAGCCGCACAGCCAGCTGCTCAGGGCATCGCCTGGCGTTGCGCCGTTCAGGGCTACGCCGTTCGCGCTGGTCAACCGAGCGCTCTCAGGCGTGACGCGAGACTCCAGCGGCACCGCGCTGCCGCTGTGCGACCTGGACCTGTACATGACGCATGCCGACACGCTGGCGGCGCAGACGCAGTCTGATGCATCTGGCAACTTCACCTTCTGGAACCCAGGATCGGGCCCGTACTACATCGTGGCCTACAAGAGCGGATCGCCTGACGTGGCCGGAACCACGGTCAACACGCTGATCGCGACGTAAGGGGCTCGCTGCCGTGGCCGGCAACGACGTATTTCTCTACAGCGTCCCATCAGACGCCAACCCGAACGATGTTCGGCTGCGCGACCCGACGACGGCCGGCAGCGGCGGCAGCTCGCCGACCACGGCGCCAACCATCGCGGCCAGCTTCGCCTGGTCCGCGTCGGCATCGACACCGCTGATCGACATCAGCAGCGCGACCGCTGCCGGTTCTTTCGCATGGTCGGCCAGCGTGGCGTCGCCACTGGTCGGCGTCAACGCGGCGACCGTCTCTGCATCGTTCGCCTGGACAGCATCACCCAGCGCCCCGCTTGTCGGCGTCAACGCATCGAGCATTGCTGGCACCTTCGCATGGCTGTCCAGCCCATCAGCGCCGCTGGTCGGGGTCAACTCTCCAGCCGTTGCCGGGTCATTCGTCTGGACCGCGTCACCCTCTGCGCCACTGGTGGGCACGACGACGCCAGCGGCCAGCGCTTCCTTCGCGTGGTCTGCCAATGCGTCGGCTCCAAGCGTCGGAGGCAGCGACACGACGGCATCCAGCGTTGCCGCCTCGTTTGCCTGGAGCGCCAGCGTCGGGGCTCCGACCTATGACACCGTCTCCCCCGATGTCGCCGGGTCGTTCGCATGGAGTGCAGCCGCTGGCGCACCTAGCACCGGCTCCAGCGACACGACAGCCTCAACGGTGTCGGCTTCGTTCAGCTTCTCAGCCAGCGTCGGTGCGCCGATCTACGACACGCTGGCCGCTGACGTGGCTGGCTCGTTCGCGTGGTCTGCTGCCGTCGATGCGCCAGTCATCACCGCACCCGGAACCGATGTCGTTGCGGCTGATGTCTTCGCCGAGCTGGGCTTCATCTCCCAGGTGCAGACGCCCGTGCTTGTGCAGTACGTCGGCAACCAGGCCGGCTATGACCAGATCGCCCGCCGCACCCGCGCACGGATGGTCTGGAGCGCCAGAGCGCTGCCGCCGGTCATCGGCAAGCCGCGAAGGCCCGTGGCGGCGCCGGGAGCTCACGCCGGCTTCGCATGGGCCGGTCGATGCCCGATGCCGATTGCCCTGCAAATTTCTGCGCCACGGCCCGAGCTGGTGCGCAGTCAAGCCCGAGCGGAGCTGATCCGCTCACAACCCCTACCCATGACAAGGACCATCGAACATGTCTGACGACACCTCTGGCAATGCAGCGCCTTCTACTGCTGCTTCTCCTGATGCTGCTCCCGCCGCATCTGCGCCGGTTGCCGCACCCGCTGCTGCACCTGCTTCCGTTCTTGGCAGCGGCGCGGCGGCAGCGCCAACGCCGCAAGCGCCGGCCGACCCACATGCGTGGCTGCCGGAAAAGCTGCGCGTGTTCGGCGAAGACGGCAAGACGCTGAACCTGGAAGACTCGGCCAAGAAGATGGGCGAGGCGTACACCCACCTGGAAAAGCGCTTCGGCTCCGGCGACATGCCGCCCAAGACCGTGGAGGACTACAAGGTCACGGTGCCCGAGGCGCTGGCCGACAAGCTGAAGGCTGAAGACCTGGCGGGCAATGAAGCCTTCAAGGCGTTCCTGGCCAAGGCGCACGGGGTGGGCCTGACGCAGAAGCAGCTCGACACCGTGGTCGGCGAGTTCCTGGACCGCAGCATCAAGAACGCCGCCGCCGGCGACCAACTCAGCGCCGAGGCGGCCACGGCCGAACTGCGCCAGGGTTGGAAGACCGACGCCGAATTCCAGGCGGGCGTGCAGGCTGCCTATCGCGCCGGCAAGGCATACGGCGGCGCCGACTTCGAAGGCATCTTGAAGGACCACGGCAACGACCCGCGCATCGTGCGGCTGCTGGCTGCGGTGGGCAAGGAACTGGGCGAGGACCGTGGCACGCCGGCCGCCGCTGGAGCGATGGCGGAGCCCGATGTCGAGTCGTTGGCGAAGTCGGCTGCCTACTGGAACCCGAACGACCCGCAGCATGCAGTGGTCAAGGCCAAGGTGGCGGCGCACTACGCCGCGTTGCATGGGACGGCCGCCAAGCGCACGGGCTCGATGTCGTTCCAGTCGTCAGTCTGACCTGGCTTGAATGCGCCAGCCGGTTGCGCTGACAGTTGCGCAGCCGGCCCGCAGTGGCATGCGGACAACCGGCGAGGGGCAACCCTCGACCGCCCGTCCTGAGCGCGCACTGCAGCCGGTGTAGCTCCACGTAGCTGGGCCCCGAAAGGGACAACCCGATAGGCGAACAACCGTTCAACTTTCAGGAGCTACTCATGAGCTTTCAAGTCACCGAAGCGATGGTGCAGCAGTACGGGACCAACTTCCGCACGCTGTTCCAACAACGTCAATCCCGCCTGGCGCCGTGGTGCCAGATGGAAGCCGGCATCGTCGGCCAGTCGAAGAGCGTCGAGCGGATCGGCAAGGCCGAGGCCTACGACATCACCAGCCGCCACGCCGACACCAAGTATGTCGAAGTGCCGCACTCGCGCCGCTGGCTCGATCTGCAGGACAAGGGCTGGGCCGAGCTGGTGGATGAGATGGACAAGATCCGCATGCTGGCGGACCCGACCTCGCCTTATGCCGGTCTGGCCGTGATGGCGCTGAACCGCCAGAAGGACGACATCATCATCGCCGCGGCGCGCGGCAATGCCCGCACCAACACCGGCCTGATCGCCTTGCCGTCGAGCCAGAAGATCGCGGTGGGCGGCACGTCGCTGACGCTGGCCAAGCTGCTGGCAACCAAGGAAATCTTGGATGGCAACGAGGTGGACGACGACCAGAGCATGGCGCTTGACGGCCAGTCGAACAGCGAGAGCTCGGCGCGTGTGTGCGTGGTCAATGCCAAGATGCTGACCAACCTGTACGGCACGACGGAAATCAAGTCCATCGACTACAACTCGGTGAAGGCGCTGGCCATGGGCCAGATCGACACCTTCCTGGGCTTCAAGTTCGTGCGCAGCGAGCGCCTGGCCTACACGTCCAGTGTGAACAGCCGCTTCGCGCTGGCCTTCAGC